TCGTCTACAAATGGAGATGATTGATTAGTAGCATATCTTAACTCTCTTTGCTCACCTGTTTTTTCATCAAAATAAAGCAGAGAGTGTTTTCTAGTGTGCTTTCCTGGTATTGTAAGAGTTAAAGGTGATTTATTTCCTTTTAAATAATAAACTCTATCTTTTATTTCCCACGCGTCTTTTGCGGGTTTAGGTGGTGTTTTTGTAACCACGGGCTGAGGTGCAACCTCAACAGTTGTTTCTGCTGTAGCTTTTTTAGCCATAATATAATAAAATTAAATAGTTAATAAAAAATCCTAGGGCCACTCTCACGTTGTGACCCTAAGATTTAATTTAAGAAGTAATTACACTCCTTTGAAAAGTACAAAGTTGTTAGCAGCTTGTACAACTAAACATCTTTCAGATAGGAAGTTTACTTCCATAGCATCAAGAGTAGATGTAAATGCACCACCAGCAGAACCAGTCAACCAAGACTTCATGCGTCGATCATCGGCTTGTGAAGCTCTGTATCGTACGTGTAAGAAAGGTCTACGGATGTTAGTTCCTAGTACTTGATCGTAAACAGTTGATGTTCCAGCAGGTACTAATACACCTTCGATAGAACTAATTCCATCAATAGCGCCACGAGTTGAAGCGTCGTTTAAGTATTTCCAATCAGTTTTGTAGAAATCATAAGAACCTCTTCGGAAACCGCTGAAACCTAAGTTTAATGCCATTTCTTCTGAGTTTTCAAATAATCCAAAAGCAGTACCACCAGCAGCTCCGCCAGAGATTGCAGCTAACATATCATCAAAATCTAGAGCAGTTTGGCGATTTAAGAAAAGCATGTTTTCTTCAATAGCACCTTGTGTGTCTAAGTTTTTCAATATAGCATCAAACTCATCTAAGCCGTTTGCAGCAGTAAATCCTACTTCTACGTTACCACGTGTTTGAATAGCAGAGAATAAACCTTCACTTCCTGGTAATTGACCTTCTGTGTAAACACCAGCACCGATTTGGTTATATTCTGATTCTACCATTGCCATTTCTAAGTAATCTTCAAAGCGTAATCTTGTTTCAGATTCTGCTTTTAAGTACCATAAATATCCAGAAGCACCATCTTCAGTTGCAACTTCTACCCAACCAATTTGCGCCATATCAGAACCAGATACTACGTATTGATCTCTAATGATGATTGGTGAGTTAGAAAACTGCGTGAAACTAGGCTCTACACTGTTTCTAGCAGCTGAATTACCAACACCAGTTCCAATTGTAGTTCCTTTAGTGTATGAAGATCCGTATACGAATACTTTGATACCAGCAGGTCCTGCTCCAGCTGCAAAGGCAGCAGCAGTTCCAGACCAAGCGGCAGCACCGATAAGACCGTTACCACTAAAAGGAGCAACAGTAAAGTTACCACCAGCGCCTGTAGCAGTTACAACAGTTACAATACCTTTAGCCTCAGCACCATTTACTGGGTTCAATAACACTACTGTATCATTTTCAGATACAACAACGTTTTGATTAGCAGGAACTGTAATAACGTTACCAACATTTGCGGCTCCGTTAGCTCCAACACCAAAGTCTGTGTAAGAAATGTGTAATCTATTTTGTTCAGACCAAATTACTTGATCAGATGTCATTGGCATTTCAGCGCCAACCATTCGCAAAAATCCAGACAACGTTCTGTTTCCATAACGCTCTACTTCTTGCTCATATACTTCGGGTAGGTACTGCTGAGTAAATGTATCAGTGTTACCAGCACCTCCGTCGTTAAATTGTAGGTAGTTGCTATTCAACGTTTCCATTGTTTGCGTTGGGATTAAACTACCAAATTGAGGAGTTAAACTCATAATATAAAGTTTTTATTAGTTAAATTTTCTTGTTTTTATTTTAAGTTTTGTAGAATCAGCACCTGAAATTGCTTTTACTTTCATTCCGCCTATAAACACATCACCTTGAGTAGTCCTAGCTTTAGTGTCACTTAAGTTTTTTGATTTATTTACAACATCTTTAATAGCATCTGCTTTTCCTTGCTCATAAAAATGAGCGGCGATTTTATCTACGTTGTCAGCAGCGTAAATAGCTTTATGATAACCAGCATGATCTACAACATCACCATTCTCGTTTAAGAACTTCCCAACGAGGTTTGTTATATTTGACTGGTTTTCTGCAACTTTATTTTTGTTTTGAATATTATACTTATATTTCTTTTCGCCTACTGTGATATCAAAACCTTTGAAATCATCGCTAAAAAGTTTTTTTGTATTATTTTTAAACGTTTCATGTTGTTGCTCAGCTTGTTCTTGCTGCTTGTTATATCTATTGAAAAAATCCATAGCTTTTTGTTGTTCCTGAGTAACGCCCGGTCTCAACTTGATCTCGTCGTAATACTTACTCTTTGTTTCTTCTAAAAAGTTTTTGGCTTTTGCAACTTCTTCTTTAAACGCATGCTTTTTTTTGCGTATATCTCTCTCCTCATCTATGTCTTCATCGTAGTCAAAATCTTCTAAAAGAAGGTCCAAATCTTCAGAATCTAAATAAGGTTTATTTTTTTTGTAATACTCTTTAATAAGAGTTTTATCATCTGTATTGCTATAGTCGGCATTTAACCGCGTATAGTCTTCTATTGTTCCACCAGTTTCTTCCATGAAAGCAACTAGTTTCTCAATATTTTCTGGTAATTGTTTACCTAATACTTTTTCATCTCTTATAGCTTCTTTAACTTCTGCTTTAACTTGTTCAACTTCAGCTTCTGTTACTTCTTGGATCGGAGAAAACCCTTCAGTAGTCTCGTTGGACTCTTGTATAGGTTCTCCCATCTCTGCGCTATCTCCGGATGGTTTTTCCACAGATACCTTCTCTGTTTCTCCGATTTGAATGGCATCTTCCTGTTGTTCTTTTTTTATTACTACTTTTTTAACCTCTGGTTCTAATTCTACTAAAGGTTCTTTAGGATTAACATTTACTTTAGTAATGTTATCTTTTGATTCAGTTAATTTTTTAGGTGTTTTCTTTTTAATTTTAAAATCACCCTCTTGCTTTACAGCTTCTTGTGTTTGTTCTGACATAATATAATATAATTAAATAATTAATAAATTTTAAGCTTGTTGCTCAGGGGTAGAAATCATTTGCGATTGACCACCCGTATCTTCTTGGAAGTCTATTGGTAATAAATTGTTTTTTCTTTGATCTATCATTTTACTTTGTTGCGTACCTTCCATTTGTATACGCTTGTCTTTAGCTTTTTCTGATTGCTGCTTGTTTTGAGCTTGAGCTTGAGCTTGAAGTTTTGCTAATTCCATATCAAACTGATGCTGCATTTGCATTTTTTGTTGATCTAGTTGAGCCTGAATTTGCATCTTCTGAATTTCCATTTGCGTTCTAGACTGTTCATACTGTACTTTTGACCCACTGATAGCTTCTTGTTTTTGAACCTCGTTCATAGCTATTTTCTCGTTAGCCTCAGCTTGTGATTCAGCTTGAGCTCTAATATTAGCTTGAGCGTTTTCTTGGTCTTGAAGTGCTTTTTGTTTGCGCTTAACCTTTAACAATTGGTTAGCTAATTTAAGATTTTTAATTTGTCTTAAATCTATGGCATCTTCAAGATCAATACCTCCTTGTTGTAATGCAACTTGTATATTAGCTTCTAGTTGAGCTTTTTCTTCTTCGTCCGGCTCTAGTTCTAAAAATATACCAAAATCATGTAAGTTGAGATTAACTATTTCTTTTAAGGTATTTACGTTGTAAGTACTTATAGAGTTAGTTAAAGACTCAGCTGTAAGTGGAAACTGCAAAGCATCTCCAATTTTTAAAGCCACATTTTCAGCTATTCTAAGAGTTAAATAAGATGAAGATTGTTTAATGTGTCTTGTAGCTACGTTTGAAGCATTAGCTGCCATTTTTTGTAAACCTACTAAAGTGCTTTTATCTGGCGTGCTACCATCTCTTGCTTCATTTAGTCCCGTGACATCTCTTATCATCTGTAAATAATATTGATAAGTATTTATAAGACTTTGTATTTTACCTTGACCAGAACTAGAGTTTAATTCTTGTATTGGAACTTTACCAGGATTCATTTCACCGTCTTGAGTAAGTGATCTACCTACAATAGAACCTGTTTGGAAGTACATGTTTAAAGCTTCAGCTGGATTATAATTAGTTCCATTACCAAGATCAACCTCAGCCAATCCGTCCATATCTAAATACACACCGTCTGGCACTATTCTAGACATAACTTGTTGCAGCTTTAAGTGAGTTATTTGAATCATATCAGCGAAACCAATACACTTGCTCACTAAGCTTTCAATTCTACCTTTGTACATTCTAGGTGCACAAATAGCATAATTCATTTTTACTTTAGTAGTATCAGCATAAGGTCTTGACATGTTTTCAGCTAGCTCCCATTTAAGCATTGTATCTGTGCCCAGTACTTTAGCGCCATGATATAAAACCTCTATAGATCTTGAGACTCTTTCAAAGTTATCATTTTCAGGTGGATTAAAAGTGTCTGGCTTTTCAATAGCTTTCATTAAGCCTTGATCTGTTTGTTTTATTTTAAAAACTTGGTTATGATAAGTTTTGTAGTCAAAATATAAAACCTGTACAGTGTTTTCATCATAACCACCCCAACCTGTTATATATTGTCTATTGCCAGGCATTTTTTGTATACGCTCAAGCTCTTCTTTAGATATATTAGGAAACTCTTTTTTAAGCTCTGGTATTGTAATAGATTTTATTTCACCAACATAGTATATGTCTTCAAAATTAGGATCTTCAGTGTATGAGTAAACCATATAAGCTGGATCTACATAATCAATAGTTACACCGTTAGCTGTGTTAAAACTTGTTTTAGCGGCAGCAATACCACATACTGTTAAATCCATATTTAAGCGGCGCTTAACAAGTTCATATTTGTTTTGAGCTAACACAGAAGATATAGCTTCTTCTTCTGCTATTTCTATACTCTGCTTGTATGACAGTTGCATGTGTAACTCTAACTCTTCTTCGTTATTAGGCAGAAGCTCTGGATTTAAAGTTTGATACAAATCTATTCCAAGGGTTTGCTTCAAATTATCTAAGTAATCTTGAGCAATCATGTCTTCATATATTTTAGAAGCGTACTCAGTTCTCTTTTTTATAGACTCAGGATCTTGAGCGTAAGCTTTCACGTCATAAGAACTTGCAGATATACCGTTTACTACAATATCTACAAACTTAGACAAAATAGGTACTGGTTTCCAGTCTAAATTAAGATAAGATAAATCACCATTGATAGACAATTCATCTTTATATTTTTGAACCGGTTGCTCACCTCTTGCATAAAGCCTAAGAGTATTAAAATTATTCCAGTTAGTTAAATAAGTGTTACCATTCATTCTACCAGATCTGAACCACTCATACTCAATAGCCATAGCCACTTGACTGCCATATTCTCGACTTGCCTTCTCGGCATCGCTAACTACTTGGCTCGGAAAAGCGCTATTTGAATTAGTGTATATATTCATTTAACTTATTATTTTTGATGTAGTTCCCCTGTTATCATATCTTTTAATACCTAGATCAACGGGTTGTATAGTTTTTTTACTTACTGGTGAGTACCTGTGCTTGTTGCAGGCCATAAGAGCTAAACCAGAACTAATAGAGGCATCGTGTTTAGTTCTATTGTTAATATTGAACTTTGCCCAGTCTTCTAAAGTTCTTTGAAAATAAACATCTCCGTGCCCAGTTTCTTTTAAACCTACGAAATGTTCTATATACGTTTCTATAGCTGACGCATGCGCTTGCTTAATGTCTTCACTTGAATTAGGTATACCACCTAGCTCTCTTTCTGTTACTGATAATTTATTATATTTTTTATCAGGTCTATTCATACAAAAACCCCTATAACCTCTTCTTTTAAAATAATATAAAATTCTAGGTTTATTGTTTTCTATAAGTATTGGCATTCCATAGAAAATACAAGCCATAAGTACGTCTTCAAAAAATATTTCAGCTGTTTGAGGTCTAGCTATATATTCTAAGAAAAAATGATTAGGCGGAGCGTCTTCCATTGAGAACTTGGTTAAACCATGCAAAGATCCTTTTGAACCTCTTTTGTCTACAGTTCCTGATATGTCATAAGGATCGCAACCAAAAGCACCTACGTGCTCATTGCCTGGGTAATTTTTACCGTTTTTGTTATATCTTTTATTCTGTAAATTAACAGGTGGTACCCACGTTATTAAAAATCTACCATCATTATTAGGAACAAAAATTACATTAGTATCTTGCTCGCCATTTTGCCATTGAAAAGAACCTTTAGTTACGCTTATAGAGTTCTTGAGATCTTCATTGAAATCTATTTGTTCATAGATTTTAGTTAAATTAAAAAGAGACTCTTTAGATTCATCTCTGAAAGCGTGCTTAGTAGTTCTTGGAAATTGCCTGTAAAATTCATTTAAAGCGTCTTGATCTTGCTTTAGTCCAGCCACTTCGTTATCCCAGTACTCTACAACACCTTGCTCAATTGCTTCGCCTTGCGGTCCACTAATTTTCTTGCTTGGGGTGTCGAATACAGGTAAGCCATAAGAATCGATGTATCCTTCGTAATTCCATTCCATAGGTATGAACAAGCTATATAATCCAGAGCGAGTTTGTCCATTTGCATTTCTTTGAGTAACGTCTGAGTCATTATATAATTTTTTAAAATTATCACCACCTTTGTCTAACGAGTTACTAGTTGAACCCATCATGCATTTACCTATAATTCTACTACCTAATCGTAAACACGTTTTCGTGACACGCCAGTTGTTGAGGATGTTCGTCGGGCGTTCCCATTTACCGCTTTCGTCGTGGACAAGTAGCTTGAGTTTCTCACCGTCGTACGAGTTGTCACCGGTATTCTTCCAGTCGATCGTGGTGTCGAGGCCGTCGAGCTCACGTAATGTCTCGTTGGTCTCGAGCTTCTTACGGGTGAATTTACTGGCTGGTACACGATAGGCAAGCTCTGTCTTTGGCCTGTCCATACCGTCCTGTATTGGTTTAAAAAAGAAGGGGTAATTAACCGATATTGGTACCACCTTGTCCGTAAACATCTTCTTCGCATCAGGTCCACTCTTTGATAAAATGCCAAATCTAGAGTCGCTTGATATGGTTGCCATATTAACGCACTCCCCGGACGCCATAAATGAGAATCCAGATCGTCTATTTTTAAGGTAGCACATTCCATATGACCTATGATCGGCTTTACAAGCTTCCCAGAATATGTAAAATAATCTGTTTGATTCCCTAAAATCTGGTTGCCCAACATCAATTTTGGACCACTGCAAGTACATATAGTGAGTACCAGTAATGTAAGTAGCCAGACCCTTATTATAGAACCAAAAGCCTTGTTCTCTTTTATTAAATTCACTATCGATGTAATCATACCATTTTTCTTTAAAGTCTAGTGGGTATTCCTCCCAATCAAATA